GTCATGTCCAATGTTCCAAGTTAGTGTCCTAATTAATTAGTGTTCTAACCACATAGTCCATAGCAAAAGAAAAACAAAACATTAATCTTAATCAAACACCATGGGCATCAACTTAGTTATAACCACATCATAATCATCCACAGTGATATTCCATTCCTGTAGATATGGTTCCAAGATCTTAATGTAGTGTTGATAAGTGTCTTTTCCATGGAGGCATAGTTCCATTAAATAGGATTGGAGCTGCTGCTTAAATGTGCTAAAGTTTTTCATCCACATTAAATGTTGTATCATATTTTCAGTGTCTAATTTACCTACTATAAAAGTAGACTCTGGGAAATAACCAGGTTTCCGCTTTAAGAATTCAACCTCCATTCTTGGTTTAAGTGAAGGAGGTTCATCTTTGCGTGACCCAGTCACTTCGGCTCCAAATGAATCTGCCATGATACTTTGCAGTTTCTCTGGTTCAATTTCTTTGTCCAATGAAAGAATAACATCATCGCCATATACGATTGGTAGACAATCAATTCCAGGACTGATTAAATTTGTAGTGTAAATACACATCATCAAATTGCATAGTGAATTTAACACAGTAGTACATGGAGATCCTGATGGCATACCACCATGAATCAACCATCTCTCGTTGAAAACAACATGGTCAGAGTCAATGACTGGTTTGTGCAGTTGCATCACGAGATCAGGTGAATCATGACAGTAAGCTAGAACTTCCACAGCCTCCCATAGCAACATTGAACTAAGGGAGCCATCATATTGAGAATAGTCCATTTCATAATTGTAATCATTGAGAGCATTAATCATGAAGTGCCAATCTTTGTATGGGTTGATTCCAACAGCTAGTCCTGAGTAGTAACATGGAGTTTGATAAATCTTGTCATAAATTTCCATCATGATCATTCTGTAAACAATGCAATAATCAACTTCACAAGCCTCTATACACCTAGTTTTTCCTGAGGCAATCTTATCTAGCTTTCTTAACTCATCTTTAAGGCAAGTGTTGAAGGTTGTAGTTATTTGATTCCCTTTTAGTAAGTTGTGGAATTTGTCCTGTACAAGCCTCTCTAACAATGGGGCTACTGAGAATGGTTCCAAGCAAATTAGATCTTTCTTTTTGTAGCCAGATTTAACAAAACTATAACCAGCTGAAGTGCTCAAATCCATAGAATTTACATGAGAAGTTCCTAAAATGGCAGTTTTCATGTCAACAATACCATTCATTCCAAAGATTTCTCTGAATTTAGATTTAACACATGCTTTGACACCTTGCCAGAGTTCATTGTTCACCTGGAATTTGTTAACTCTGTACTTGGAAGCCGATTTTTTAATAAGACATTCTACAGGTTCCTCCAACCTGGTGTCTGACTTACTTAGGACAGCTGGACCCATTTTCACCTCAACAGCACCATAGACAGGGCTCTTGTGGATCTGAGTTTTAGTGTTTATATACATGGGCTGGATTGGAGTGATCTCAGTAACAATGCCTTGATCAGACATGTCATTTTTAAGAAAATTAAAGGGTATAGCTACTCCCATTTCACCATTACCAGCAATATGCATACCCAGGATTTTGAAGTTACCTTCTACTTTTGAAATAAGTAGGCCACCACACATTCCTTTGCAAGATTTAACAGTATAACTGATAGTCTTTGTGCTTTCAGTTCCTTCCCTTGTCTTGATGCCACCTGAATGGTGCACTCTTTGGACTTCCTTGGTAATAATGCCTTGCTCAGTCATCCAGATTAGCATACTTTCAGTTCCAATCTTGTTGGTGTAATATTTAGAGTTTTTCTTGAACCTGAAAGGCAACTTACACTTGAGAATAGCCAAATCCATTGGTTTACCACCAAGTGTCACTTGGGTAACAGATGGTTGTTCAATTGGGAAAACTTTATTCTTGTAATGTAGTGTCAATTCATCTTCTTGTTCTAAATACTTAATGGAATGACCATGGAGTATAATTTCATCATGTTGATAACCGGCGCAATGAGTCATATGGCCAGTTGTTGAACCAGTAATATATGCCATTTGAGAAATGATGTGTTCCAATTGTCCATCATAAGGAGCTTCATTTTTGAACTCCCGCTGGGAAACTGGGAAAGTGCCCTTGGGTTTGGCAACCGGTAAAGTAGGATTATAAGCTCTCTCATCTTTAGATTCCTCTTTCTTGAAGATCTTTGTTACCAACAAAAGTATACTAATAGCACTGGTGACAGCAGATACAACTGTGAGCCAAGCCTTATTCCTCTCAACAAAACTGAGCATGGATTTAATTTTATCTGAAAACCAGTCCACAACTTCCCTAGAAGCTTTAGAAATTTTTGAACCAATTTTGTTAGCAAAGCATTTGAAGACACTAGGCTTTGGTTCTATGAAAGCCTCCATTTGTTCAATTAATGTTGACATTTCAATATTAAGATACTCATCAACATATGGTATGGCATCTGGGAAATTGTGCTTAATGTATGATACAGCATCATCTAGATCATCAAGAGTCTGATTTTCCAATTGTTGTTTCCAAGCATTATAATTCTTAACCCTCTCATTATAATCGATTGTAATTTTGTCAACTAGGTCTTTCAATTTTAGTGTTTCCCAATCCCTTCCATTCTTTGATACTTCCCAGCACTCACCAGTTGACATTGTTGCCATGGCCTGGCTTACATTGAGCTTTCCAGCCTTGCTGTAGGCCTTTGCTGCTCGAATGTGCATAATGTAAGGGAATCTCCTCTTCAGTGCCCCAGAATCCTGGAGGACCGTGCTAGAAAAATCTGACTTGTTAGTGGTGGCAACAACTAACTTGCTAGTATAAAATTTCCCTTTTTCTTCAAGATGTGCCATTGGCACAATAAAGGGAACAGAAGAAATGCAATTGCACAACATTTCAATATCTTTCTCTTTTCTTGTTTGACCCAAGTCATCAATCAAATGAATGTCCTGATTATCATAACCATCCATGAACTCACTAGCAGTTGGATTAGTAAAAACACCATTAAGCTTACATGATTTTTGTAATTGTCTGGAGAGGGTGTGGGTCAAGAAAGATTTTCCTTGTCCTGGCTCACCTTGGATCCAAATGCCAATGGGCTCAATTCTAATTAAATCATTATTGGTACTGATTCGGTTGGGGATCCTGGCCAGCTCCTGGAAAAGTCTGTAAACTGTGTTGCTGATACTGTTGTGGCAGCTTCTAAAGCAAATTGCCATGATTGGCTTGAACTTGGCCAAACAATCTGAATACCTTTGGTAGAAATCTTGAGTCTTCATCTTAGATTGGTCTTTTGACTCAACAATAATGTCTGAGGCATAATCAAGGATACTACAAACATGTTCCTTATTTCTCTCCAACCACTGAATAGCCTTGCTTTCTATGCTGGGTTTGAAAACACTAAGAACCATATCTTTGATTTTGAGTAATGTATGTATCCACCAGTCTATATGCCTAAATGCTGTGGAAACTTCATTGAATCCTTTAAAAGGTCCTTGATTTGATAGGATGGTCTTAGTATACTTTACTGTGTCACATATTTGCTCCTTAACTTCATCATCATCAGTGTTGGACATTGATTCTGCCACAATTTCAGCCAGTTTCTTAACATCACCATCCATCAGACACTGCATCAAGGCTTTACAAGAAGGTGACAGCACTGAAGAGGAAGTAACATCCATTATTAAAAGAGTGGATAAGCAAGCAGTAGTCAAAATGTTAGGTTTATGGCAATAAAGTACCATGTAGCAAAGTATTCTCACCAGGATTTTCACTATGAACTTGACTAAATCATTATCCAAAATCTCAGTTGCAGCAGAAGAAAAGAATGTAGTACATTTTTGTACAAGCAAGGAAAGACCTTGCTCATCGCCATCTATGGCATGATTAAAGAATTCTTTTATTGTCACAGCATTAACTGGGGTTTTTATAGTTGACATAAGGCCAGCAGTCAATAAAATGGTTCCCACTAACCCTATTGCTTGATGTTGGCTTAGTGTATGGGTTCCAAAAATATCCTTGGCAATGGTTTCACAGTTTTTGTCTACTGAAAAAATGTGCTCTGAATCCACAGCTGATTCAAGATATTTGATTCTAAAGTAGTCTAATTCACACTCTTCTTCAATAACCCAATCTGAAGTCAACTTAGTTTTAGTAAATTTGGCTTTTCCTGTCAATGCTGTCTTGAAAATGTCATCTGAATCTAGTTGGTACACATGGTCTCCAACTATAATGCCATAATGTTTGTAGAAACCTCTATCTAAATATGCTAGTTTCATCATACGATTCTGTGGTTGTTGACCATATGGACTCTGATTTGTAAGGTTTGCCATATCACCCCGTAGTGCACGACTACTCGTAACCTTAGGGGCAGGAAGAGGGAAAAAGAAATTTGGACATCTCAGGCTAAGATAAACCTCAATTTTACCAGTAGAGGTTCCAGTCAAGAAGGGCTTGCACATCAAATAACCAAGACTATTGTTATCTCTGACAGTTCTTAATGGTTTGTTTGAATAGTAGGGAGCTGAAAGTGTCATCTGCTCTCCGGCTGGTACAGTTATTACACCGTTCGATGACAGAAAATTGACTCGATCATTACTAGTGTCATATGTGTGTGCAACCCTCAGAAACCCCCTCTCACTTAGGAACAGAACATGGATATTCAGTTCACCAGTAAAATAAGCAAACAACAGTGATAAGGACCCATGACCTTGTTTTGGAAATTCCAATGGCACTCTCCATTGTCCCTCATTGGTGAAAGTATGCTCCATAAAAAACCATGCCCGCCCAAATAGGTTATCTACTTTAGTATGTGATACAGTAAAAATGTCCACATTCATCGACCTAAAATTGAGAAAATAATTTGGCTTTTCTTGACCAAGTGGGCCATCATCTTGGGCTGAAGTGAGTCCTAGTTCATTTGGAGACATTGTTTGTTTGCAATTTTCTGTGTCATCTTCAATACAAAGAGGGTCGGTTAAATCCATCTGTGAACCCCATGAATTCTGGAATGTAACAACAGAACCAGTTGGGCAGAAGAACCTGGCATCTTGTCCCATTTTACCTTGGACTATACAATAAACCTCCGATGGACTAGAACTGTTGTATGTGAGCCTGTTTAAGACTTCAATTTGAAACAATCCAATTGGGTGGCCATTTGTTTTCCTCATCCAAGTGGAAAAAGAGTAAGGGATTGTAATTTCAAAACTATTGTCACTACCTATATCACATATTGTGTATATAGCATTGTCCAAGGTGGAAGTTGAGTCCGTTGTGGCATTGGGGAAGAAGCCCATCCTCAATCGACCTCTATTGAAAGTACTGGCGTAGACGCTCAATCTTAAAACTAATGAACCCCTAAAGTATGAATAACTGTTAACAAAAACATTCAAATTTGGAAATAGTCTTAAGTAGACAATATTTCTGTGGACAATACTCTGGGGGGCTGTTGTTGCTGACCACTTGAAATATCCTTTTGCATCAACTCCATGATTTTCTGATGGAGTGGTTGAATCTGCCATCACTGAGAATAACTGGGCTATCTTAACAAGATCATCAAATCTTGATTTACTGCCTGCAGTTCTAGGATCATAGAAAGCTCTTTCACCTACTAAAGCCACTGATTGAGCACCAGTTGTACAAAGGACATTTGCCATGTTCATTGAACCAGGACCTTCTGCTATATCGATTTTTGTTCTGGTCCATTTGTATTTTGTGCTCATGGTCATAATTTTCTTCCAATTTTTCTTTTTACCATTTGGTGCATTATCATATATGTTGACATCTTGAGCAAATACCCTTGGATTTTGGAAGTCTAATTGCAACAAGCTACCCAGTATGGTGACATCAACTTGGTTAGCAGATCCAGTGGGGATTGACAATGGAGTCCAGACATAGACTTTTAACTGCCCTAAGTCTGACGAATCGGTCTTGACATAGTTTGTGTCAGCAACATAGGGGATACATAAGTCAGCCTGTGTGGTTTCAGCCAAATTCATCAAAACATGTGGAAGATTTGTAAAGGCTCCAAATTCCAGTTTTGAATCATAAGTGACAACTGGTTTAGGTTCATATACTACCAAGGCACTGCCTGCAGTACCTTGATTCACATTAACTTGTACTTGAAAGTGAAAGCCACATCTTACAGCCGCAAAGTAGCGTGATTGTCCATATGCGGGCTTGTCTTGGTGATCCCAAAAAACTTTAGGTAATTCTACATGTGTAATCTGGTATCCTCTTGCCCAAGATGGCGTCCACTCATGGGTTTCAAGACGAACCAATTTACTGGGATTTTTGTCCCCAGTTGTGATGTCATAAGCCATAGAGTGAAAATTGTCGACATTGGAGAAATCTGGTGAAAAGGGCATCGTAGGTGCCGATGGATGTTGAGTCAAGTTGGTAGTATTAACAGTAGTAGTGGCTTGAACTACATTCTTGTTCTCTGGTTCAGCAGTCGTTGCAAAACAATTTGGTCCTAGGATATTGGAAGCATCATCAGCTACTTTAGTTAACAAATTACCTCCAATTTCATTACCGACGCTTTCTACCTTTTCATTGACTGCATTGATGGTAGAATCAACAGAACTTACAACACCAGTAGCCATATCTGCAATACTCTTAATTGTCTCCATAATGTCAATATTAACAATAAAAGGAAACCAGGGATCCCCCCTGGGTTTGGCCCACTAGACGTTTTTTAACTAACTCACCTGATAGAGGTAGTTGGCCCCAGATCAGATCCACAGTGTCTCTTGTTACCTGCGGGTACCTTCTGGGCATCCTTCGTGGGCCTTACAACTAGTGTTTGCACCACTACCAGATTGATAGGTACTGAATATCTTCCACAACAATTCAGGTTTTGAAACCAATCCTAATGGGTCTGTCAAACCTTGGCTTTTGGCCCCAGAGGCATCTGTTACCAGATGTTGTTCCGCTGGCACTAGGATGCTATTAAGCAAATTGTTGTTTCCAATAAGTTCCCACATCTCACCAGACATTTTACAAACTTACTAGAGGATGGCTGTGTGGGCATAAGGTCCACAAGCGTGGTATCCCACTAATAGATTTATGGCACGCCATCTGCCACCCTGTACATAATACAGGTTAGAAAAGATCATTTACACTATGCTTTAAGCATCCTTGTTCCACTCTTCTTATTGCAAGTTGCCTTCGAATAGTGGGGACCAGGCATAGGGTTGATCAAATTGTCTTAGGTGTTGGTTACTATGGGGGTTTTTATTGACCAGCCACCCCAAGGCTGGGAAAGGGTTTTTTCCTATAGAAGCTCAGCAAGTCGGGTTATAAGGCCCTAGGCAAGCTCTCTAGGAGACCCCTTTCAAA